GGTGGAAGCAAATATCATTGAATATCTGAAAACAAAATTTCAAGGCGAAGAGAAGAAGCCGGAAGAAGTTCAGGTGGAGGGTCTTATTTTCGATTATCTGAAAGATAAATTCCAGAAAAAGAAAAATGATGTACCACAAGAACCAGAGGAGATTCAGATTGAAGCTCGCATTCTTGACTATTTGAAAGAAAAATTCTTACCAAATAAAGAAGTGGAGCTGGAACAAAATGAAGTCCAACAAGAAGGCAATGTTTCTGGAGATTCTATCACAAAGAAATTCCAACAACAAGTCACAATTGAATCTTCAGAGGATCAACCTATTGTTGTTCCACAAACTGCATTAGTACCAATGGAAGACATTCAACCGTCTGAATCATATATGCAAATGTTGATTCGTTACTACTGTGAAGCCAAGAATACAGCTGAAGCAGCCATTGATACACAAACTGCTGCGTTCATACGCAGTTCATTGGTTAAAAATCGAGTATCGATTTTTGCTGATAGACAAGCAATTGCACCAACAATTGGTGGTTTCTTTGTTACGGGAGATATTCTCCTCATGCCACATCATTACTTTTTGGCTACTGGACTGAACAAGTTTTACATCCAAAGTAATGTGGCACATGAAAAAGAGTTCTTCTATGAAGTAGAACTCAAAGAAGGAAACCATCTGATTGATGAGACGAAAGATTGTGTTTTTGTCCGAGTCGATGGACTTCATTTCTTCCGAGATATTACGAAACATTTCATTACAGAAGACAAGTACAGGACAACAAAATCAATAATTTTCTCTGCATCTGCTTGTACACAATTTGGAAAACAACTTCCTGGAATACTCAATTGTACACAATTGAAGTATATTGATAAAGATATTGCATATACATTACCAAACCAGGAAAAACCAATTCGAATTGTGACTGGATGGCAATAGGTGGCTGACACATTACCAGGTGATTGTTGTTCTCCAATTTGTTTGCATTCAAATAATAGGGCATCAATTTTGGGATTTCACGTCTCTGGTATGACTGGAAAAGGTTTTTGCAATTCAATGACACGC